TCGTAGAACCATGATGCTGTGCCATCTGGTGTGGAGATGAAGAGTGCCCAACCTTGTTTATCTGCGAGGGCAGGTCTGATTACTTGGAACCAGACATCGGAATCCATGAAAGCTGCTTCGTCAAGTACTACTCCAGCCAGGCTTCGGCCACGCAGGGTTGTTGCGTTTTCTGTGCCTTTTAGTTCGATTAGCGATCCATTGATTAGTTCGATTTTGAGGTCGGTTTCGTTTTTGGATTGAATCCATTCTCGTGGGATTAGTTTCTTTATTTCTTTCCAGGCAATGTCTTTTGCCATGCGATAAGTGGGAGCACAGTAAAAGTAGGTTTCGCCAGGGCGGTCTATTGCGGCTTTTAGTAGTTCGATACAGGATAGATATGATTTTCCGAATCTTCTGCCAGCTACCAGTACCCTAAATCTTTCTTTTGCATTGAACACCTCCCCCTGTGCCCATCTAAGTGATAGATTTTCGGCTGTTTTTGTACTCATGTAGTAAAGAATAGCTTAAATATGAACAAATTTCCGTGGTTTATTCGACTAAATGCTGTTTTTAGGGTTATTATTCAAGTATTAGTATTTATTTAGTCCGTGGCTCAAGCATACTATCGACCAGATGTAGACAGTCCCAATGCACCTATGGGTGGTAAGGTCTGTGGGAAGAGAAATCCAGATGTAGTTATCGAAGCAAGAAGGCAGAGATTATATAATCGTCAGCTTGAAGGCTTAACAACTAGACAATTAGTTCACGATCATGCAAGTAAGGAAAACATTGGGGTGGAAACAGCGTGGAGAGATTGGAGACAGGTAAAAGAATGGAACGATGAAGACTGGGAAAAGGATAGAGAGAAGATGATTTCACGACTCCAGGGAATGAGAATGAGGCTTTTTAACAAGGCTATGAAGAGAGGTCAGCTTCAGACTGCTGCTCAGATATTGGATTCGTTAGGTAAAGTGCTTGGGGAGAGCGAAGAGACAATTAATCTAAACACTCCAACATTATCTATTAGTGTAGAAGGAAAGAAAAAGTAGTCTTAATTTGTAGATTTATCAGTAGGTTCAGGGGTAATAGAAATATAAAAAATTTTTTTGCAACACTGCCCCGTGCGTGCGGTGGCTTGTGTGTGCGGTGGCTGCTGTGCGGGGTAGCAATAAAAAAGCCCGCGTAGTTTTGCGGGCGTGGTGTATTGTGTGCGGGCGTTGATTATTTTATTTGGGTTGTTGGCTGCTGTGGTAGGTGTTCGGGTGCGTAGTAGTTAGCACCAATAAATGTAATTATAAAAAACACCATAGCGAAAAGCTGCTTATTAAAAATAATCGGGGCGGCTTTGGTTCTGGGGTGGTTGCGTTCCATAGTGGTTGTGGTGTTATGGGGTGGGTATGACATGAGAGAATAAAAACTAATCATTAATAGTTTTGTCTTTTAAATAATTTTTAGTAAGATCTACCATTTGATTTATTAATTCAACAGTGCAACAAGTTCCAAACTTTTTAAGTTCCTCTTCTGTTAACTGTTCTTGAATCTGATCGTGTGGAAGTTTCCAGTGGTAACGCGTGTATTGATTTTGTAATTTGTTTGTTAGTTCTCCTATCTTTTCAATTTGGTGCCTTTCACTTTCTACTTCATCAATTAATAATCTAAATCGACTTTGAATATTGGGTCTAAACTTTTTGCCCCATTGTTTAAATGGTTTATAAACTCTTTCGAGTTCTTGTTTAAAATCCATTAATCTTGAGTATTCATTATCAACTAAATAATTAATTAAATTAAAATCGTCTTTATCTAGATTTCTTTTAATACTACTTAGTTGGTCATTATCAAATGATAAGTCTTTATCTTTGATGTTTGCTTTTGAATAAGTTCTGTCCATAATTTTAAAATGATTTTTTATAAAGAAAATAAGTTTGATAAAGATAACTCGCGGTTGTGTGGTTGCCTTTATTAGTTAAATCAATAATAATTTTATTGATTCTAGATTTGAATTTTTGTGTGGGTGTTTTCATTTAATTAGTTCCTGATGTAGTTTTTGTTAATCGTCACTTGGGAACATTATGCAGGTATTGTTGTAATCTGCTTTTGTCCATTGGTTTAAATCCATTTGATTCTCCTTTAATCCATATCCAACAGTTTTTATCATAATTTTTCTGTCGGTATTTTTTGTATGTAGTGTGTACCATCCATATAAAATACCACCATTTTCTTCTTCAATAACTTGTTTGCATAATTTAATATTGTCTTCACCTCCATTAAAAATACCTTTCATAAAATGCTCCTCCAGATAATTAAAAACTTGATTAACTACTTCGGGATTCCTATCCATATAAAAAGTCAAGGCATTTGAAATTGTAATCATTCCAAAATTTTCTTCAGGTAGTTTAACTGAATTTGTCTGTGGTGTTGTGGTCATTGGTTTAGTTCCTTTTTAAATTAGGGTTGTTTAAAAATAGGCATATTGCCTACTCCATTTTAACATTAATTTTCTTGTTGTCTAATACATTATAAGCAATAAAAGACAGTGAGATAAGTAAGAATTGATTATAAAAAAGCTAGTTATTGCAGTGGTTTTCAAGTCTAGAAATAAGAATTGCACTTTTTTAAATGTGTAACAGTAGAAATACACATACAAGTATTTAAAATTATAGGATTCTTAACTGTTTTATTTAAGACTCATTACCTGATAAAACATTAAAAAAGCTCAGGTTTTTTAGTTCCTGAGCTAGTTTTATTAGTTGTTAGCTTAGGTATTTATAAAGCTAAACAAAGTTCTTTTGATCTATCAATTATATTTGCATTTTTTCCATAATAATTTTGTTCCATTCTTATTCTTGCCTTTTCACTTTCGTCATTAATATTATTAGCTCCCATTTGATGAGAATAATAATAGTTAATCCCATTGTGTAAACTGTAGGCCGTTCTACCATTTAGTTCAAATTCTTTTTCTAAATTCTCTTTTATCTGTTTAACCTCAACTAAATCAAGATAAGTTTTATCTCTTTGAGTTTTTAAAACTCTATCAGTACATACTTTTTTATTCTTCCATTTTTCATAAAATAAATTTTCCAACACTTGTTTAACTTGTTCTTCTTTGATCTCTTTGCGTACCATTAATTTATAATCTTCTATTGACTTTGTAAATTCTCCCTTTTTAAAATCAATAATTCTATTTATGTTTTTTACATTATCATTAATAGATTTTGTATGTTTAAAAACTAAAGGGTTAGACTGTTTTAATTTATTCATTTGATTAAAACAAAACATTCTAAAATGAATAAATGATATGTGACAAGAAACACTAGAATCGTGACTAGAAACAATTACTAATCTTAGTTTGTGCGGGTCATCTTTTTGTACTTCTTGTATTGCGTTATCAATAGCAAGATTAAAAACAAATCTTTTATTATCAACATTCATAATACTTTCAATAGTTGTATTCCCTCTTACTTCCTGAATTAATTTTTTAATGCTATCTAATTGCAAAGTTGTATATTGCATTTTTGGGATGTTTAAAAGTTGGTCTTTTGTATCGTGGCATATGGCTTGATAATCATTAATTTTAATTAATTCTCCCTTTGCATTTTTAAAAAATAAATCTCTTTTAACTGCTTCAAAATCTAGCTCGTTTTCTTTCCATATAATGTCTAAATCTTTTTTAAAAGAATCATCTATAAAATTTGACCCTTTGAAAATAGTTTCATTAGATGAGTTTTGATAACCTAATTTTTCAGCATTTAACTGATTCTCTAAATTTTTTGAGAATTGTGGTTCTGAAATACTTAATGTATTTTCTAATTGATTTTTGAAAATTTCAATTTGGTTTTCCATTTTGTTTTTAAATTTGGGTTGTTTAAAAGTAGGCATAGTGCCTACTGTATTCTAATTTAATATTCATTTAATAGCAATACTGTAGTAGTTAAGTAATTATTAAATTGGATCTTAAGATCCATTTTCAATATTCATAGTATCTTGTACGGGTTGCCTGTGGAAAACTCATGCTGTCCTGTGGAAAACTTTTTTCCCAAAATTTCCAGAAAAA